TTATCAAAGAAATGTTTGAAGCATCTGTTGATGGTCAACCATATGATGCAGACAAGTTCGGTGCTTACTATCGTCCATATGGTGTTGATGCACCTACAGGAACTCCAGCGCCAGCGGCTGAAGTAGCAACTCCAGTAGAAACATCTACTCCGTCGGAACCAGTAGTCGAAACTGCACCAGCAGTAGAAACTCCTACAGCGGCTCCAGTAGAAAATGCTGAGCCATCTAGTGATAAAGCACAAGACATTCTAGCAATGATTCGTGCAAGACAAAACAATTCGTAAGAATTGCGAGTCTGGGGGAGGAAACTCCCCCATATTTGTAGGAGAAAACTATGACACTACCAGACGAAAGATTTAGAGCCCTTAAACAAGGGAAGAAATTATTAGAAGAACTTTGCGATCCAGGAAAAACTCCACGTGTACCAAGTCTTATCAGAGATAGGGCAAGGGCGGCACTGAGACATTACCCTGCTGATTATGATTTAGATGATATGGCAGTGGCCTGCCCAGAAATCTTGCAAAAGCCTTCTAACTCTAGTAGAATTAACAATAAACAATCTAATCAATAGGAGTTAACGTGGCAAAACCATTTGACGTTTCCAAATTTAGGAAAGACATAACCAAATCTATCGATGGCTTATCGATAGGTTTCAACGATCCAACTGATTGGATCTCAACAGGTTCATATGCATTGAACTATCTTATTTCAGGAGACTTTGACAAAGGTGTTCCTCTAGGTAAGGTAACAGTCTTTGCAGGCGAATCAGGCGCAGGTAAATCATACTTTGCCGCAGGCAACATTGTAAAGTCAGCACAAGATCAAGGCATCTTTGTAGTCTTAATTGACACAGAGAACGCACTTGATGAAGCATGGCTACAAGCATTACAAGTTGACACTTCAGAAGAAAAACTTCTTAAGTTAAGCATGAGTATGATTGACGATGTAGCAAAAACTATATCAACCTTTATGAAAGATTACAAAGCAATGGCAGACGAAGAACGTCCTAAAGTGTTATTTGTAATTGACTCATTGGGTATGATGTTGACACCAACTGATGTTGATCAATTCGACAAAGGTGACATGAAAGGTGATATGGGTCGTAAGCCTAAAGCACTAACATCATTAGTAAGAAACTCTGTTAACATGTTCGGTAGTTATAACGTTGGACTTGTTGCAACTAATCATACATATGCATCGCAAGATATGTTTGACCCAGATGATAAAATATCAGGTGGTCAAGGCTTTATCTATGCATCTAGTATTGTTGTTGCTATGAAGAAGATGAAACTAAAAGAAGATGCAGACGGCAACAAAATCTCTGAAGTAAAAGGTATTCGTGCAGGCTGTAAAGTAATGAAGACTCGTTATGCAAAACCTTTCGAGGGTGTGCAAGTGAAGATTCCTTATGAGACAGGCATGAATCCTTATTCAGGTCTTGTTGACTTGTTTGAGAAATCAGGCGTGTTAACTAAGCAAGGCAATCGATTGAAGTATATCACTCAATCAGGTGAAGAAATTCTCAAGTTTAGAAAGCCTTGGGAAGCAAACGAAGATGGTTGTTTAGATAACCTTATGTCCGAATACTCTGAAGTTAAAGATGCGTTAGATGTTGTAAATAACGAAGATGCATTGACTAACGAAGAGGTAGACGTAGTATGAATTTAAATGACTTATCAACTGTTTGGGTATTGATTAAACCCAGTATCGAAGATGGTGATCCTAGGGAAGCCGCTGATTTGTTAGTAAATCATTTGATCGATGATGGTATGACTGCAACAGAAATCAAAAAAGCATTTGGCAAAGATGAAGAAATTATCGAAGCCTTATCATACTTTTCTGAAGAAGATGTAAATGACCTTGACGATCCTGATGATGTTGACGAAGAGGATTTGTGGGATTAACTATGACTGTAATGAAGCCAATGGCATCTGACTATACTGATTTAAAAAAGTATATTAAATCTATGCAAGAATATTATTCATCAAGGGGCAAGTCACCTTACAAAGTGGCACCTCATGTGTATAAAGAAGCAGGGATTTATTCTATACAAGACTTACTGGAACATAGGATTAATAATCCTTGGAGCAGAGTCGATTTATGAATTGGTACACTCGTATTAGCCATGACTTATCAGTAATACCTGATTTTATTGCTCATTATGAAACTGAGTTAATAGCCTCTAAAATAGATGTTAAAGTGCAGGGATTAGTTGAAAGACAAATTACAGCACTGCCCGGAGTAACTGAACATCGTTTCAATCAACTACAAGAGATTGAAGCGGTGCTCAACCTTCTTAACATCAAACTACGTAAGATACGAAGAGGTCACTTTCAGAAGTACCTAGAGAAGTATCAACGAGCATTGACCTCACGTGATGCTGAGAAGTATGTAGATGGTGAAGATGAAGTCATAGACTTTGAATATCTAATCAATGAAGTAGCCCTGCTTAGAAACAAGTATCTGGGCATTATGAAAGGATTAGATGCAAAACAGTGGCAAATGGGACATGTTGTACGTCTCAGAACTGCTGGAATGGAAGATATTACAGTAGATTAGACGTAACTCGTTGATTTATTAAGCAATTTAATTGCAAAATAATGAAAATAATCCTTGACATTTAGGGTGAAAGGTCTTATAATATACGGTATGTTAAGTAAAAAAGCAGACAAAATAATTATAAAAAAGTTTGCAAAAAGGCTTGACTTTGGTACCGAAAGGTAGTATAATATAATCTTACACACTGACACTGAGGTAATTAATATGTCTAAAATCACTATAAAGTACGGCGAGTACAAAAATGCTCCAATCATCAACCAAGAATTCACATTAGTGAAGGGCTTTCAAAAAGGTAAAAACAGCAACTTTGTTACTGTTCTCAATGAAGGGCAAAGCAAACTTGGTATCAAAACTTTTCGAGTAAAGGTGGATAACATCAAAGATATCGAATGGGGTTCCTCGAATCCAATAATGGGCGGTCTTGAGCAGGTTACTGCTACGCCAGAAGTCGTAGAGTCTGACTTAGAAGCAATGGACAGAATCAAAACTAGATTCGACATCTTAGATGATATGTCTAGGGCTACTATCGCAGGCGATATTAGAGCAATGATTGTTTCAGGTCCTCCGGGAGTTGGTAAATCATACGGTGTTGAGCAACAAATGGAGAAGGCTTCATTGTTCGATCAACTGACTAACAGCAGAACTCGTTATGAGGTTGTTAAAGGTGCAATGACTGCATTAGGACTTTATGCAGTTCTTTACAAGTACTCAGATGCTAAGAACGTTTTAGTGTTTGACGATTGTGACTCTGTATTTGCTGATGATCTTGCTCTTAACATTCTTAAGGCGGCACTTGATTCAGGTAAGTCTAGGAAGATTTGTTGGAACTCAGACTCAAGTCTGTTAAACAGAGAAGGTATTCCAAACTCATTTGAGTTCAAAGGTAGTGCAATCTTCATTACTAACTTGAAGTTCGATAACATCAAGTCTAAGAAGTTACAAGATCACTTAGAAGCATTACAATCACGTTGTCACTTCTTGGATCTTACTATCGACAATGCCCGTGACAAAATGTTACGAATCAAGCAAGTTGATAGAGACTGCACTGATGGATTGTTTGCTGACTACAAGTTTAAGAACGGCGAATCAAAAATGATATTCGACTTCATGGAAGAAAACGCAGACAAGTTAAGAGAAATCTCAATGAGAATGGCTCTTAAGATTGCTGACTTGTTCAAAATCCAGAAAAATGACAACTGGAAAATGTTAGCAGAATCAACGTGTATGCGTAGAGTTTAAACTCTGTGTCAGGAGTTAGGGGTGGTCTTCGGATCACCCCTTTTTTATTACCAAAGGCATTGTTTGCGAGGATAAAACAAAGTATAATTAATTATGAGTTTTGAAAGTATAGATTTTAAATGTAAAGAACATCTTATTTGGTATTTCTTAAAAGCCAGCGACCCTTTACGTAAAATTAACTTATCACATTATGATTTTCAATTCATGTCAAACATGCAATCATTGACACATGAGAAAAAAGAAATCACATCTAATCAGGCTTCCTTGTTTGATAAACTTATCAGTAAATATAGAAAGCAATTAGCCTCTCATGGCATAATAAACTTAGAAGAACTTAAAGAATTGCCTTGGCAGTCTACAGTTGTTCCGAGTCTCCCTAAGTACACTAATGCGAATGTTGATTTTGATTCAAAAGAAAATCTACTTACTATTAGAGTGCCATTTAAAAAAGATTTTATTAATAAGTTTAGAACTACACCCGCAAATCCTTGGCAATGGAATGGAGAAAAGAAACGTTATGAATGTCCTCCTTCAACCATTGCTTTACGTATAGCATATACTAAACTGCCTGGCTTTTTTACAACTGTGTACCACAACGAAATAAATACTATCATCACTCAGTTAGAAAAAGAAAAAGCAACCAAGAAACATTGGAATCCTACGCTAGTTCTATCAAACGGCAAATACGAAATTACATCATCAAATGAAGTTTTAGATAATTTGTTGTCTGATACCACATTAGATAACTCTCCAAAATGTTTATACAAACTGTCTACGTTAGGTATTAATGTAGATGAAGAAATTATAGGAGATGATGCTAAGTTAAAATTTGCATCATCACCAACAGTAGAAGTAGATGTCGATGATGACCTCGATACAGTCTTAGAATGGATCACTGAATTAGAGTGCGACACTATCTATTGCGGAGGATTAAGTTTTTCTACTAGTACTTACAACTCACCAATCAAATATGCTAACGATGTTATTTCTGCTTTGAAAGAGAAAAACTTCAATACAGTTTTCGTTAGAAATAAAATCGAAGCATCAGAAGTTCCAACTTCTGACAAAAGTTTACCGATGTATCTACGGGTACATTCTTCTGACATAGACCATGATCAGTTCCACGGCAGTCTTGCGATGGGTAAAATCTTAATAATAAAAAATAAACGACCGTTGGAGGTTAAATAAAAATGAAAGTTAGATCGATGAACAAACTAGCAATAAGTATTTGCTTAGTGTTAAATGTTGCGGCCGTCGAAGCACAAGAAATAGAAGAAGTTGTAGTTGTGGGAACTTCTGTATATGAAGCAGAATCTAATCCTAGTACTGATGTCTTATTGTTGGAATCACTTATTCCGGAAGCGACACAAGCCGGCGGCTATGGTGGATTTTCTGGTTACACTGAAAGAGGGACACAAACAATACACACTCGTGTGTTTAGAAATGGTGTACCTGCTAATGATGCTGGTAGTGGTTGGTATGATTTTGGACATGATTATGCGACAGGCAGTGAGACAATTAAAGTTGTCAATGGAGTCAACAGTGTCCTTTATGGTTCAGGAAGTTTAGGTGGTACAATCTTTATTAAAGACGATTTATCTAAAGATGTTTCTGTGGTAAGACTAGGTGATAAACATCAGTTTATGTCACACACTGCTAAGGGTTTTAATTTGTCCTACTTTAATGTAGACAATGGCAGTGTCAGAAGTGATAATGATGAAAGTGATAATTATTTAAACATGACTGCTAGAGGTCAATTTGATACAGGTGAATTCACTACAAATGTTTCAGCGACCTCATATGATTATGACTACGATAATTGTTATACTGCAAGTTTTTCACAGTCAAATGATTGTTCTCAGTTAGGTACTAAAGGAAGTTTATCAGTAAGAAATGATAACTATACATTTGGTTATTCATTCAATGATGCAAAGTACAAAACAGAAGGCGTAGAGACTTACTCATCTGATGCTGAAAGAGCATATGTTGATACAAGACACACAGTTGGTAACAATCTCTATGGTGGAACGGTTGAATATGAAAAGTATGAAGGTATGTCGCAAGACTCTATCTCTGCGTATGCATTGCTGAACTACGAGCCTATTAACATAGGTCTACGTTTAAGTGAAGATGCATTTGTTTATCGTATTGGATCATCAAAGGGAGATTTCTTTTCAAGTTTCGGTACATCATATCGTAACCCAACTCTATATGAGTTAAATGGTGATGCATGGACTGCACCTAATCCTGGACTAGACCCTGAGGAAGCAACAGGTATTGAATTTGGTTATAAAAATATAACTGTATTTAAATACAAATTTTCAGAAGGCATCGACTATAGTTTTGCATCATCACAGTTTGTCAACACTGGCAAGTATGATACACAAGGTGTAAGATATACCAACACAATGACGTTTGATTAC